GAACCTTCTCTGTCTCAGGACAAGGTAACATTTTACCTTTAAAAGGAACAAACTTCTGACTCAGAAAATCACAATCTGATAGAAGCCGCGCCTCCCAAATCCCATCCGACGGATTAGTAACAATTCCCAAAGAATCCCATACACGGGCAATGTTCCCAGGATTGAAAATTAGATTCAAATCATCACTAACAGTAAAAGTATTATCATCACCATTGAGCAAAGCCTCAACATTAGAATGAAAATCCTCATAACTGGGCTCGCGATCATATTCCTTACAAAGGCAAATATACGCGTAAGCCAATAACCGATAAAGATTTAAAGTATTATCATTTATAGTATTAGTACTTCCAGAAGGATTACCAGTGTGTTTTTGACACAACTCACCAGAATCCAAAACAATAACAGAATGCACAATAGAATGATATAAATTAATATGACGATTAAAATTTTCGCGGGTCTTAAACTCATCACGATAACATAACCAACGGAAATCACGCACACCATACATGAGCCTTGCAAATAAAGAGGCATCATAATTAGTCTCATCCAAGCAATAAGCATTTGGATGTCGCTCCAATCTTCGGTAAGCATCATCGAACCCTAAATAGAACTTAGTAGCTCCAACAAAGGACCAATGTTTACCAGCACTGTCATAAAATTTATTATTTTGGTCAATATACATTCTATTAGCATTCACACTATGCTCAATAGGGGAAGCGGTAAAAGTACGCAACTTATCAAAATCCGCACCAAAAAACTTTAATTTTTCAATAGCTCGCAATTCAACTTTACAAGTAGAAGACCAAATAGGAACATGCTCATCAGCATACCTCCCATCAGCCAATTCTTCCCAAAAGTCCGCAATCACAGATAGCTTAGCATCTATAAAATCATGCTTATTCTGATACACCAAATTCCAGGGATACCCACATGAAGAAGATTTATTCATATCTTCCCACGCGAGATCCTCATCAACAATTCGAGAATCACACATAAACGGATAAAAATGCTTTACCATAAAATCAAACGACATTGACCACGCTGCCTCATTAACAATGGGCTGAAACCGATCATATTTAGCCGCTGACCTATAACCAGCTACACGAAAATTAACTTTGTCTGCAGAAGTTTTACGATATGCAGTAGGAATTTTTATACCATACTTCAAACAATAATCATAAAACGACGTATTCACCACTTCCTTAGCACGGTAATTCATAAACCGATTGACTTTACCTAGCCAATCTACATTACCGTGCACAAAATGAGTGTTAAACAAAATTGAAGGAATACCAGGTATCCACCCCTCATCCACAAAAATTGGTTTCGTAACATAACGACAATACCAATCTTTCCACTTTGCAAATGAAGGTACCTGGACATCTAAAAAGACCAGCCAAACTTATCAGCTGGTTGTTTAACTGAGCGAAAGGAATTTCCAACGGTACTACCCAACTGATGGAAACCAACAGGTTTACCGGATTTACAATCAACAACCAACCCTGTACAATTCCCAGGTTGAGACCCATAACTACAAGTAAACAAATCGTGTTTATCCTCACGATTAATAAAACCAAAAGAAACTTCAGGGAAACCAAAAGCACTATCACGAAGATACGTAATAAACATAACTTTGGCACCTACAACTGGCCGAGTAAATGAAGAATTAGCGGGTTTAACTTTAAATCCAACCTTATTAAGGTCGATAGAAAGCAAATCATAACCACTATCTTCAAATTCGCCACGTTTAACTTCAATGGTCTCATCATAATATTGCAAAATCACTGGTTTCGAACACTTGGTAAGTTCACAATCTAATAAATGGGCACAAATAAACAATCGACCTTTAACAACAGAAAAATTAAGGAAAGAATCACCCTTACCACAAGAGTGAAACGCTTTTCCTAAACTACGGGCCAATATTGTGCTCATTTGAGGGGAACTAGCTAATGCTATTTCTTTACTAGGATTCTTAACATGCGGGTGAAACATACCACATGACCTATCACAACCAGAAATACGACACGGAGCCAACCATGGTTTACCAGCGGCATTAGCGCGACATTTAGCACACTTATTGCCACCTTTAACAAATTGATCCAACCCAACCTTCGGGATTACATATCCACAGCCACATTTAGCTTCAACTATTTGATAGCCAATGGGTTCATCATAAGGTCGCGCATTCATAGGGATTTCCCGCTTACCACCAACAGGAATACCAAGATTCATCATTATATTTTTATTATCACCAGTAGAACTACCTGAAGGAGTGTAACCACCATGTGTTATTTTAGTTTTCTTTTTATTAGCTTTCTTTCTTTCGCGCTTCTCTTTACCAGCAAGATTTCGCCACGTTAAATAAAGAACAATTGAAAAAATTAAAACTAAACAAACCAAAGCTATCTTAATATTAACGGCTCTAGTTCGGATATAATATAAATCCTGTGTAGACCCAATTTGATTCTGTAATCGTTTCCACATACGATCAACCAAAACTTCTTGGGCCACGGCTTTATTATCACCTTCCTGCTTCATATCAGGATTACTCTTAGGGTCAGCATAATGGATTATACACAAAGGCGAATGAAGCATACTTTTGTTGCCACAACCAGCAATTTCACATGCTTCCAACTCATCCTCGCTTTCAAACCGATCGCTGAGTTCTTTAACAGAATCATCAACTTTTTGAATAACTTCTTTTCCGGAAAATTCCGCATCCTTCGACGAGAATACTTTAGAAAAAATAGAAGCAGCATGAGTAAGCTCATAAATCCAAGAACTTAATTGCTTAACCTGCGAAAATAACTTAAGAGCTGCATCCCGACCCTCATACAACATTAGCGGAATAACTACAATGGCTGCAAGTGCATCAAAACACTTTAGCACTAAACTACGCTTATTAGACTCCTTCGAGCTAACAATGAGTTTCACATAAACAACTCGACCAATGGCAACACAACCAGCTAATAATATACCATAACGAAACGCTTCCTTCATAAATAAAGCTTTCTCATTAACATTACTAACTGCCGCATCAACTTTAGCGACAACCAATGAAGCAGCTCCAGCTACCCCATCAACACGATTTTTCACGCGTTTTTCCAAAGCAGTAATCTTTCGAGACACTAACCAACAAAAAC